AGGTGGCTGCTTAAGCCATCCAGACCAAGCCAGAGTGTGGGGTGTAATGGTTCGAATCCATGTTTGGTCACAACGGCTTCATAACCCGTTTTTATCTTTTAATTATACACCTGTGAGCTCGGTTTATCCGGGCTTTCGGGGTCGGTGGGAATATGGAGCCAATAACCCGGTTCGTATATTAAACCATAATTTAAAATGAGTGATATGAAATTGATTCGAGAGTTTACCTGTGATTTAACCGGAGTGGAGTGTGTAATAGTGGAGAACCACTTCGGTGAGGAGGTATGTAATACCAAAGCCGAATACCTAGAAATATTATCTAATGTGGAGTATGATGATAAACAGCTTAGGAGCGAACAGGGTGATTGGTGGGGTGATGACGATGAGTGGTTTAAATAGGCAACAATTTTATCTTTTAATTATACGCCCTGTGGAGCCCGAGCAATCGGGCTTTTGGGGTCGGTGGGAATATGGAGCCAATAACCCGGTTCGTATATTGAGTTATAATTTAAAACGAGACATATGATTAAAGTTGATTTTACAGTGAGCAGATTAGATGGTACAGTGGTTAAGACATACTCCCTAGACCTAGAGCCAAGCAACATATTAGACACACTTGAGGAGGCAAGACAAGTATGGGATGAGTACCATGTGAGAGCCAAAAGTGATAACCCGATTGCTCCATTTGAGGTATTTAAGACCAAGACATACAAGCAAGAAATGATGGAGCGCCAGTACCTACTTGACATGCACGACGAGTGCTGTGGGGAGGATTGGTGACCCAAACCAGTTTATCTTTTAATTATACGCCCCTTGAGCCCGAGCAATCGGGCTTTCGGGGTGCAAAAAACAGACACATATGACAGCTTATACGTTTATCCAATTGAATCAATCGCGCATCCAAAATGTAGATGGGTGCCTAACCGCTGAGGCCAATATTACCGTTATGGAGCCAAATGGCCGCCTGGCTTTTTACTACTTTGAGGGTGGCCAATTGGTGGGCTCCAAGATCCAAGGTCTGTGATCTGTGGGTCTGTGAGTCTACGATCCTGGGATCCTAGGTTATGGGTACGTACGCCGGCGGTATATATATGGCATATATTACGTAGTATGGCCCCATGCGCGCCGGTGTCAATATAGCGCGGGTCGGTGAAGGACGGTGCTTAGACGCATCTTCACAGCTCTAACGATCTTTACCCATCGACATTGTATATCCTTATATATCCCCATAATGTAAATCAAATTCCGAATTCAACCCGGGGGATAAAAACCCACAAAATCTAAAAAAGAAGATCTTAAAAAATTTTTTGCCATCGACAAAGTATATAAAAATATACTTGTACTTTTTTACAATACACAATATTTATTATAAAACAATAAATGGCAACATTTCAATTTGATAACCCTTCCTCAGGATCAGCTTATTTTGTTATAGAAACAATAACAACATCCTCTCTTTACCCAGAAGGAACCCCAAAATATATGGAGGGTACTTGGAGTGTTGATGGGGTTAAATCCCAAGCAGGTGTAACCTTAGATATGTCTATCCCTTCAGCTAGTTATGCTTTAAATGGATCAAGTTCTTTTTCAATAAACACTATAAATTTTGTATTCACAGGTTCAGACCAAGCAAATACAAACGATACAATTTATATAAATGCATCTACTAATGCATTTACAACTCCTATAGATTTTGCAACAGAAACAGTTGTTATTTATTTCGATAAATATTCAACCCCCCCATATGATACTTATTTACTTGATATAGGCGCATCTACTACAGGATTGGATTCACTAATAACTTTTTATTATGGAGGAGCAGATCAAACATACGGAAATACAATCCCATACTCAATAGATGGAGTGTTTGGTACCTTTTCAGGAGGATCAAATTATAACTTTGGTTTAGTAACAAGCTCCTTTATTGCTGGAGTTGTTGTTCAACCAGGTTATTCAATATTTAATTTTACCCCAAATATAACAATCCCAGTTGATACTATTGAATTTAGAGGAACAGGAGAATATACAGTAACAATAACACTATAAAAATATGCCAACTTATAGAGCACAAGATTTAGCAAACAGAATACCAAATGTATTTTACATAGATGGGGTTGATACAATTAAGGAAGCTTATCTATCTACAGCAGTATATAGTTATAGAGAAGGATCCACTACTTGGGCCTCAGTTAGATCAGCTGTAGCTGCGGCTAATGTAAATAATACTATATCAATTCAAAATGATTTTGCTGGGACTTATTCTTTAGCTCGAACGGGAGTTCAATTTTCAACAACTTGGGGTATAGTACCTGTTGGTATATTTATAAGTTTTGTTTTGGATACTTTAACTTTACCTGAGGGGGGAACTTTAAAGATACAAGCCTTTAAAGGGACCTCTACTGCTTTAACAGGTACTTCAAGTGAATTTGCTATCCCATTAAACCAAGGTTTAATTCCTTACTCTAATGAATTCGAAGTAAATGAAGAGAATGAACAACCGATTTTATATTTTAATCAAACAGCAATTAATGACTTTATAGCTAATCCTAATCAAAATTTATTTATATTAGGAGAATATGATTATAATAATATTGCCCCTACTACTATAAATAGTGCTGCGTATTCCCAAGTAGAGCCTGTTAATTTACAAGGGAATACTTAAAAAAATCCTTGGATATACGGATTAAGGTTTGTATATTAAGGGTATAAATAAATAAAGGTTTTACTAAAAAATAAAGGTCATGAAAACAGAAGTTAAAAAAGCACTAAAAGAAGAACTTAAAGCAGTTCGAAACACTAGAATTTCAATTCTAATTGGTTTAACAATGGTTATCCTAGATATTATTCTTGTTACAACAAGTACTTGTTGATGAAGAATATGCTGCAACTTTTAACACCGAAGACGATGAAAAATAACCCAGAATTTAAATCAAAAAAATTAACTACCTCAGACGGAACTATAATGTATACATTTGATGGTAAATTACACAATTGGGATGGCCCAGCTTTAATCCCTGAAGGTAATATGAAAAAACGAGAATATTACTTAAATGGAATTAAAATGAGTGAAAAACAATGGAAAGAAGCCTTAAGAGGAAGAGATGGCCTTCCATGGTATAAAGGTTCGGGTGCTAAAGCTAGATTTTAACATATGACTAGAGAAGAACATTTATTGGTTATTTTAGCTGAAGAATGTAATGAAGTTGCTCAACGAGTTGCCAAAGCATTAAGGTTTAAACTAGTAGACCCAAATGGAAGTGAACCCAATCAACCTTATACCAATAAAGATAGGTTAATCCTAGAAATAAATGATTTACTAGCTGTTATAGAAATGATTTTTGAAGATCAAGATATTGTTTCCCCAATGTTAAAAAATGATAAAAAACAAAAAGTAGAAAAATATTTAAAACTATCTAAAGAATTAGGAACTTTAGATTAAAATAAAGGTCATGAAACGCATTACACAAGAAGAATCAAAACAGTTTATACCATGTAGTGAGGATTATGCAAATAATCCTCCTTCATATTTTACTGTGGTTGAACAAGAAGATGGATGGGATAAAATAACGTATTACACGGGTAAAAAACGCGGTCTATTTTTTGGCCGCGAGGGTGATGAATGGGTGTATATACTTACAAATCCTGCGATACCCGAAATGATTAAAATAGGATATACTACAAGTGATCCCCACACTAGAGCAGAACAAGTTTCTCGTGGGACTGGGGTTCCAATGGGTTATGAGGTTGCTTGGGCTTATAAATGTTATAAAGGGGAACGTATTGAAAAAGAAGTTCATAAATATTTTAAAAAACAACGTGTAAGTCCTACTCGTGAGTTTTTTAGAGTTACACTTGATGAGGCAAAACAAATTATTGAACAAATAGGAGGAAAATATGTCTAGAAAAAGTTCAAATATGTATCAACAAATTGTAGATATGGAACTACAAGATTTAGAAAATGAGCTTGCAAACCTTCAAGATCAATTAATTAATGATTATGAAGTGTTAGAGGAAATGTGGATGTATCATCCTGCAAATCCGGATTTTATTAATCCTATTAAAGCATATGATTTATTGAAAAAATCAATTAGTGATTTAGAACTTAAATTTGCTGATTTAGAGTTAAAAATTAAAGCGTTAAAATCTGCGAATTAAACCGTGGATTATGTTTTAGAGTAATATATACATATAGAATGATGTCTTTGACGAGTATATTTGCATTATTCGGGTTTCCCGAAGAAAATAATGAAGAAAGAAGAAATTTAGAAAAAGATTTAGAGTTATTTAAAGAAACCCCTCAATTTAAATTAGGTATGTTTCAAAAACTTATTCTGAATGGTACTTTATTTAAAAAACAAATTTTAAAATTCTTTTCAAAATCAGATCCTGAATTAGATGTTAATGGGATTGATGATGCCGGGGAGTATATGATGTATACTAGAGCATATTTTTGGATTCAAGAGTGTAAAACTAGAAGTAAATTTTGGAATGAAGCTTTAAAAATGTATTCAAATGAAGAATTTTTATGTGCAGTAAAATTGTCTATAAATTATTTTGAAAGTGTAGAAGAGTATGAAAAGTGTGCACATTTAAAGAAAATACAAGATTTTGTAGAAAAAAACTTGCCTAAGTAAAAAAAAGTTATTACCTTTAATTACATTTTAATTTTAAATGTTTAAAAATATAAGGTTATATTTAAAAAATAAGTAAATAAATAAAAATGAAAAATAAAGTCAATCAATCGTTGAACGTGAAAATTAATTAAATTAAATAAGTTATGAATCTTACCGCCGAACAAATCCAAGAAAATTGGGATGCATTGATGGGATATATTAATGAATATATTTCCGAACCACGTAAAGAAAAATTGTTAGAATTTTATAATCAATATTCTGAACGTTTGATGTTAATGCCTGCTGCGCATAAAAAAGAATATCACAATGCTTTTCCCGGAGGATATGTAGAACATGTTTTACGCGTTATTCGATGTGCTATTAAACAGGCTGAATTGTGGGAATCTGAAGGTTGTGATATGGCTACATTTACAACTGAAGAACTTGTATTTTCTGCTTTAAATCATGATTTAGGTAAAATGGGAGATGAAAATGAGGAATCATATATCCCTCAAACTGATAATTGGAGAAAGGAAAAATTAGGAGAAGATTACATGTTTAATACTAAAGTCCCATTTTCATCTGTCCCTGATAGAGGTTTATTTATGCTCCAATCACATGGTATTCAGTATACATTTAATGAAATGATTGCTATCCAAACACATGATGGTTTATATGATGAGGCAAATAAGAAATACCTTCTTAATTTTATGCCAGAACAAAAACCAAGAACATCTTTACCTTTTATCCTCCATCAGGCCGATTTAATGGCAGCACGTATCGAATTTGAACGTGAATGGTTACCTAAGTTAAAAGAAGGTAAAAAGTCCGTGGATAACGCAAAAGGGAATTTTACATTAGGGAACAAACCCAACACATCAAAGAAAACTTCAACGAAAACTAAAGCATTAGGTTCGTTTAAAAGTGAAGGTTTAAAAAACATATTTGACAGTTTATGATAGCTTTAATAATTATAACATGTGTTTTAGCAGTATTAGTCGTAATTCTAGGATTTACGACTTTTAATCTTCTTCGAAAAAATGAAAAACAAGAAGATATTGTAGCAGGATATTTGGTATATTTAGATAAATTATCCCGTACAATTGAAATCTCAGATAAAAAACTTAAAGAGTTAGATCGTGGTGGTGTATTTGAAAAAGATGATGAGGTTGGAGTTATATTTCAATCTATTTTAAAAATCCAAGACATACTAAATGAGTTTAATCTTAGAAAATTCAATTAACAAGGTGCCAAAAAAAGCCCCAAATAGAAATTATTTTACCCAAGAAACAGAGGATGCTATTGTATTATACAATAATACTACTGATTTTGAATTAAAGAGTAAAATATATGAAGAAAAAATTCATTATGCTTTCTTTAAACTAACCCAGAATATAATCCATACTTTTAAGTTTTATCATACCGAAGTAGAAAATTTAGAACATTTACAACATGAAATTATAGTATTTTTACTTTCTAAAATTCATCTTTTTAACCCAAATAATGGAGCTAAAGCATATTCATATTTTGGTACTATTGTTAAACGTTGGCTTATTTTGTATAATGAAAAAAATTATAAAAGTAAAATAAGTAAAGTTTCTACAGATGAACTTTTAAAAGATGATACTCATTCTTACACTTTAGATTCATCACCCTCAAACGATAGATTATCAAATTTTATGGATGAATGGGTTGAATTTGTAAGTTTTAACATTTATGAAATTTTCCCTAAAGAATATGATGCTAAAATAGCAGATGCTATTCTTGAACTTTTTAGAAAACGAGACCAAATAGATGTTTTTAATAAAAAAGCTCTTTACATCTATATCCATGAAATGATCCCCGATGCTAAAACCCCTAAAATTACTAAAATAGCAAATGTTCTTTATAATATATTTAAAAAGAATTATTTGTTTTATCTGGAGCAAGGGTATATAGATCTTCAAATTTTGTAGTTTTCTATATTTATAAAAAAATATAGGCGTATGAGTAATTTAGAATCTAACATATTTGGTAAGAAAAAATTCTCTGATCTTCTTAAAGAAATTTACGATAATCAAAAGAAAAAAGAACAGCAAATCACTGCTTTAATAGGTGAATTAAAACCTCTTATCAATGATATAGGTGATGCTACATTAATAGTTCCTTTAATCAAGGAATATATGGAACTAGGAATTAAAAATGATGAACAATTGGTTAAAATGGCTACTATTGTTCAACGTGCTTTAGCCTCTAACAAATCTGAAGAAGAAGGATTTGGGATGACTGAAGAAGAAAAAGCCCAATTATTATCAGAGGTTAAAAAATTTAATCCTAAAGATTAATGGCAATTTATAAAACTGGTATAGCTAATTCTACTAAGGGAGTATCTTCGGTTTCTTCAAGTCCTAATCTTTCTTCTCAACTAGACGCCTTAAAAAACCAAATGGTGGCTGCTAGGGTTACAGATATAGTTTTAGATGAAAATCATCCTAAATTTAATGATGTTGGGCAGTGGAATGGGATTGGGGCTATTTTTTATGAACTAGTTAACCAATCATCTACTGGGGGACCAACTTCATTTTCTTTACCTTATGATTCTCAATTAAAAACTTACCCTTTAGTTAATGAAATAGTTCTTTTAATATTTCTTCCCTCCCAACTTTTAGGAAAAAATTCTGCAAGTAAAACCCCATATTATTTAAAACCTTTAGGAATATGGAATCACCCCCATCATGATGCCTACCCTAATTTAAATCTTCCTTCGTTTAAATCACAAGCTAGAGATTATGTTTCATCTAATGATGGAGTTGTAAGACAAGTTACAGATGGTTCTACTGATATTGAATTAAATAGTCCTACAAATCCTAGCCAAAATACATTTGTTGAAAAAACAAATATTCATCCTTTATTACCTTATATGGGTGATACTTTAATTGAAGGAAGATATGGGCAAAGTTTAAGATTTGGAAGTACGGCTAAATCTAAAAGCGCTATTACAAATTCATGGTCTACCTCAGGTACAAATGGAGACCCTATTACTATCTTAAGAAATGGTCAACCTGTAAATGTTGATGATAGGGGGTGGATTCCTATAACTGAAAATATTAGAAATGATTTATCATCAATTTACTTAACTTCATTTCAACGATTACAAGATTTTAAAGTAGCAAGTGAATTATATAATTCATATACTACTCCCCCAATACTCCCAGGCTTATTTACCCAACCACAAATAGCACTTAATTCTAATAGAATCATTATTAATGCTAAAACAGATAGTGTTTTGTTAAGTGCTAAAAAATCAGTTGGTATATCTACCCAAGGAAGTACAAATATAGATGCTAAATCTTTTTATGTTAGTTCAAATGATATAAAATTAGGATCTAAAAATGCTACTGAACCTGTTTTAAAAGGGGATACAACAGTTGAATTACTAAAGCAATTAACTAAAGCTATTAAAGATTTAGCTACAATATTAGAAGTTGAAAAAAATTGGCCTGGGGGAAATTTACAAACAGGATATAATGCTATTGCTGGTAATGTTTTAGTAGTATTAAATGACATTACTTCCCAACTAAATGATAATAGTCTAAAATCATTAACAACTAAAGTACAATGAGTGATTCAGTTCAATATGGTTTTGACAATTTACCTCCTTTTAAAAAAGGACCTTATACTTGGATTATAAGAGATAGAGATTGGATTGGTTATGCTGCAGATGTATACTATGAAGGTAAATACCTTGAAACTAAAAAATTTGAAAGAAGTTTTACTTTAAATATTTCTTATTGGGAAAATAATGAAACCTCAGTAAGTAAAAGATATGATGGTGAAGAGGCAATTGATATAACTTTACAAAGAGAAGTTCAAAGATATGGTTTTTATAGTTTAGAAGAAAAAAAATATTATCCTTCTTTAACTGATTTAGGTATACCAAACCCCCAACCAGGAGATGAAAAAGATGTTGAGGGAATTGATTTTACATCTATATTGAGTTTTTTAGGGGTTAAAATTTCCGATATAACTCTCCCCCCAGCTCTAACCTCAGCTATTTCAAATGTAAATATTTCAGGTTCTTCTATTTCAGGTAGCATAGAATCATCTCTTTCAGGTAGTTTAGGATTACCCAAACCACCAGAAATACCTAAAAAATTAAAATTAATACCTATTAAAGGAAAAATAGTAGATAGTACAACTAATGAACCCCTTAAAGGAGTTAGAGTATTTAGTCCATTAAAAAAACCTACTAAAACAGATAAAGATGGTAATTTTGAAGTTAAAGTACCTGAGATATTAAATACTCCATTAGATCCTAAAAAATTTGAAATAAATGTTTCTGGTAAAAAAGGAAAATATGCTTCTACTAAAATTACCCCTTATACATCTACTAATGATGTTAAACTTGATTTAGGTATTATTACTCTTCAACCTTTAGAATCAAATTTAAAACAAGAAATAACTGCACTTTTAACATTTAAAGATGCTGAAGTAGAAAAATATGCTACTGTAGATTTAACTTTTGAATTTTTTCAACAAAAACAACTTAATATAAGCATTAGTGAACTAAAAAAATTAGTTATCCCTTTAGTTATAAACATGATAGCCCAATATGGATTATCCAAAGTTCAGGAAATGATAGCTGAAGTTGAAGCTAATGGAGGAGAATTAACAGATAATATTAAACAACAAATTGTTTGCCCTTTTCAAGATGCTCTTTTAAAAATAATTTCTTTAAAAAATAAATTAGTTCACCAATTAAATAATGTATTAAATAAAATCAATGGAGTATCCCAAACACTCCAAATATCAGATGATACAGTTCAAACAATAGATACCATATTTCAAGTTTTAAAAGTTTTACCTACTCCTACAGCTATAGGTGGTGTTGGTATTCCTATATCTGTAATTAACACAGTGCAAGATGTTAAAACATTTTTAAATAACAACATTGGAAAAATTAAACAAGGAAGCAGTGCATTAAGTACTATATTAGGGTTATTAGTAGATGTATTAACTCAAGTAATTTCTTTTTTAAATTTTTTAGACAAAATTACTCAATTTTGTTCTCAAGGAGAAATAAATCAAGAACAAATTTCAAAAGAATTAACAACTTTAACCCAACAACAATCAAAACAATTATCTCCTGTTGTAACTAATGTAAATGGATTTGAAATGGGAGTTGAAACCGAAAAAACAACCCAACCTTTAAAACGTAGAAGAGCAATAGCCCGAAATAAACAAGGTGTAGTTATGTTAAAAGGAGAATGGTCTTTTAGTTCAATAGATCAGATATTAATAGATGAACTTGTATTTTATATTCAACAAAATAATTTAAAAGCAGAATAACCAAATATTTATAATCATATGAAAAGTACAGATTTTAAAAAAATAATCAAACAAGCAGTAAAAGAAGCAATTCAAGAAGAATTGAAGGATATTTTATTGGAAGCTGTTCGTTCACCAAAACAAGTAGTTAAAGAATCATACGCTCCAACAACCACCCCTATTCAACCTTCTCAACCTACATATGCCCCACCACCAATTGATTTTAGATCAAAATATGCTGAGGTTTTAGGTGAAACTGCTTTAAGTTTTACTTCACAAGATGCTGTTCCTTTTAGACCACAAGTAAGTGATCCTGTAAATGGTAATTTAGGAGCAGGTGAAGTAGGAATGGACCAAATTATGAGCTTGCTAAATACTAAATAATGCCATTTAATTTTCAACAGATAAACCCAGTAGATTTAAATCCCAACGTTGGGGTAGGGGTTAATCTTCCATTTAGTGGACCTTCTGTTTTTACCCCAAATTATTTAACTTCCCAATCAATTAAAAATAATCTTATTAATTTTTTTCTAACTAATCCTGGAGAAAGACCTTTAAATCCAACTTTTGGGGGTGGATTACGAGCTTTTATATTTGAACAAATGTCTGAAGGAACTCTAACTGGGATAGAAAATAGTATTAATTATAGTTTAGAAACTTTTTTTCCTAATATTATTGTTAATTCTTTAGAGATTTTAAAAGATGATGATACTAATACTATTACTATTAAATTAACATATTCTGTAGTTAATTCTAATATAAATGAAACTATAACCTTCCAACTATAATAAATGACTACTTTAAATCGAGATATAAGATATATTAACCGTGATTTTTCTGAATTTAGACAACGATTAATAGAATACTCTAGAACATATTTCCCTCAAACTTATACAGATTTTTCCCCTGCATCTCCTGGGATGATGTTTATGGAACAGGCCGCATATGTTGGTGATGTTTTAAGTTTTTATTTAGATAATCAATTTCAAGAAACTTTTACTCAATATGCCCAACAAACAAATAATGTATTTGAATTAGCATATATGTTTGGGTATAAACCAAAAACAACAGGAGTTGCCCAAGTTACAGTAGATTTTTACCAACAAATCCCTTCTAAACTTTCAGGTTCAGAATACATTCCTGATTTTGATTATGCTTTAACAATTGGAGAAAATACAACAGTTTCTTCTATTAATGGCACTACATTTTTACTCCAAGATAAAATCGATTTCTCAGTTTCTAGTTCCCAAGACCCAACTGAAATTTCAGTATATCAGATAGCAGGAAATAATCCTCAATATTATCTATTAAAAAAGAGCAGAAATGCTATATCTGCTACTATAAATACTCAAACATTTCCTTTTGGTTCTCCTTTCCCTTTTCAAACAGTTAATTTACAAGCTAACAATATAATTAAAATTTTAGATGTTGTTGATTCTCAAGGAAATAGATGGTATGAAGTAGATCATTTAGGTCAAGAAATGGTTTTAGATCCTATAAGAAATACTAACATAAATGATCCTAATAAATTAAATAATACCCCTTATTTATTAAAACTTAAAAAAGTTCAAAGACGTTTTGCAACTCGTTTTACATCATTATCTAATCTTCAATTGCAATTTGGTGCTGGATCTCCATATGATATTGATGAAGAAATTACCCCAAATCCAAATAATGTAGGTATAGGATTACCATTTGAAAAAGACAAATTAACAGCAGCATATTCACCTGTTAATTTTTTGTATACTGGAACTTATGGTATAGCACCATCTTCAACAACTTTAACAGTTAGATATTTAACAGGAGGTGGGGTTGGTTCTAACATAACAGCTAACACATTGACCCAACCAAATTTATCAGGTACTAGATTTAACCAAACAGGATTAAATGCAACTACAGCAAATTATATTATAGCCTCAGTTTCTACAAATAACCCAGAAGCAGCATCTGGAGGTAGAGGTGGTGATACATTAGAAGAAATCCGACAAAATACTCTAGCACTCGTTGCATCCCAAAAACGATCAGTTACTGCAGATGATTATTTAATTAGGGCTTTAAGTATGCCTTCTGATTTTGGTGCTATTACTAAAGCATATATTGAACAACCAAAGTTAACTGATAACCAAGTTTCTACTATTGAAACTCTTAATTTATATGTTTTATCTCAAAATGCTCAAGGAACATTAGATTATGCTACCACATCATTAAAAGATAATTTAAGAACTTATTTATCCCAATATAGAATGATTGGGGATAATATTGAAATTAGAGATGCATATATTATTAATATTGGTGTTGATTTTGAGATTATAGTTTTACCTGAATATAATAATAATGAAGTTTTATTAGCATGTATTAATGCCTTACGAAACTATTTTCTTATTTCTAAATGGCAATTAAACCAACCCATTCTACTAAAAGATCTTTATATCCTTTTAGATAAAATTTCAGGTGTTCAAACTGTAAAAAATATTTCTATATCTAATAAAGCAGGGACTACTTCTGGGTATTCACAATATGCTTATGATATTGCTGGGGCTACCCAAAATCAAGTAATTTACCCATCCTTAGACCCTAGTATTTTCGAAATAAAATTCCCTAACTCAGATATTAAAGGTAAAGTAGTTCCTTTATAACACCATATTTATAATAAAATATATTTAATGGCTGTTTATAAGATATTCCCTACCCAAGATACTACTTTATATTCTGCTTACCCTGTAATGAATACAGGGTTAAATGCTATATGTGAAGTTTCTAATATTTTAGGTTTAAGTGGTAATCCTGAAATTGCTAGATATCTTACCCAATTTGATACCTCAGAAATTCAAGATATTATTAATAATAAGATAGATGGAAAATCTTATGATATTTTTCTTAGAAATTTTATAGCAGAAGCACAAGGAATAAACGCAAGCGTATCTCTTGAAATTCGCCCCACAGCCCAATCTTGGAATAATGGTACAGGATATTATTTAGACTCCCCACAAACTACAGATGGAGCCTCTTGGTTATACTCAACTACCTCGGGTTCAGGAACTTGGAGCATGACAGGTTCTATTAGTGGCTTTTTATATACAGGATCATATAGTTCAACTTATGCTTCTCAAGGAGGTGGGAATTGGTTTATTACTTCCAGTTTTTTATCAACTCAATCTTTTGCTTTACGAAGTGTAAAAGATATTGAAGTTAATGTAAAACCAACAGTAAATGCCTGGTATTCAGGATCTATTCCTAATTATGGATTTATAGTTAAACTTTCTAGTTCATTTGAATTTAACCCAAATGAAGACGTTCAACCTACACTAAAATATTATACTGTTGATACTAACACTATTTATCCCCCTACTCTAGAATTTAGATGGAGAGATTATTCTACAGTACTAACTGGATCAGCTACTGGAAGTATAGTTTCTACTTCTAATCTTAAAATGTCTTTATCTGAAAATCCTGGGACATTCTACCCAGAAAGTATAAATAGATTTTACATCAATGTAAGTCCTTTATATCCTACAAGGGTATATCAAACCTCATCCTTATTTACTAATTTAAATTATTTGCCAACTTCTTCATATTATGCTATAAAAGACTTGGCTACTAATGAATACGTTATTAACTTCGACGACAATTATACTCAAATTAGTTCTGATAATAATGGAAACTATTTTGACATATATATGAGTGGATTAGAACCTGAAAGATATTATAAAATTTTAATTAAAACTACTATTAATAATTCAACTATAATATCTGATGATCATTACTACTTTAAAGTTATAAACGGATGAGTGAAAATGTAAATTTTAATAAACAAGTATATAGTAAAGCTCAATATACTAAAGTAATTGATACTTCATTTAAAGAATTAGGAGTCCAAACAGTTCAAGAACAATTAAATCAACAACCTAATGTTAATGATTTTTTTGCTATGTATGATGATTTATTTTATGATATACCTGAATTAGGAGCTACTAATTCACATGAATATTTAATTAGAACAAGTAGTGAATATATAAATTTTACGGCAAATCAAGAATTGATAAATGCATTACAAGCAGAAATAAATCAATTAAGAACAGAATTACTAGATTCTCAAAGACAAATAATAGAGTTACAAACAGGAACAACATTAGCTAACCCACAATAATGGCAGCAGAAATTACCCAAATAGATATTCAAGATTTTAACTCACCAAGTTATGAAAGTCAAGATTCAAATTTATTAACTTCTTTTGATGTTAATACTTCTTTATCTTCTAGCAGTTATATAGAATTTTACGTATATGACAATAACAGAAATCTTTTATCCTCAGAACCAAATTTTACCCAATATACAGTTTTAAATAATGGTCAATCTGCAGGAAATGGGGGCAATGTTTCTGAAATAATCATAGACCCTGAAGCAGCTTTAATTGATTTTGGGTTTGATCAAGGAGAATATATTACATATTTTAATTTCTTTAATAAACAAATCGGTTCAGATATTCAAGTATTATATATTGCTGAAATATCTTCTGATAGAACTGAACTTAGATTAGATAGTACAACTTTATCTAATATTGATATAGTTGAACAGACTAATACTCTTATTCAAGCAAGAGAAAATAGTACTTATTTTTTAGATTTTTATTTAAATTTTGGAGACAATGAATTAGCTTTAGCTAATAATATTATCTTAGATGATGAAGACCCAAATAACCCCACTATATTAATTAAATTATACGAACCCCTTTCAGATTCATTTGATTTAAATTCTCAACTATGGATTATAACATCTGTAGAAGAGTCTAGAGCATATCAAGTAACATTTGAAGAAATTCCTATAATAATAAGTGATACTACACCTTTAAAGGGTCCTAATTTTAATCTTGAACTAAAAGATAGAATTAACAATTCAACCCCTAATCTTTCTTATTCTGATTTAATTAATACAACTTTAACAAGTTCCCAAAACCAATTAAATAGCCTACTTGAGGAAAAAGAATTTGATATAAATATCGATTATACTAATTTTTCAGATTTTATTCATTTTAGCTCGGTTAAAACAAGAATTGAAAATTTTTATTATAAAGTTCAATTAATAGAAGAATACTCATCAGCAATTTCTACTTTAGATGGAACTACAAATAATAATCCTAGTGGAAGTATAGCTATATTCCAAAGTAAAATAGACAATATTATAACCAATTTTGATGGTTATGATTACTATTTATATTATTCAAGTGGCTCTTATGCTTACCCTAAAACTATTACAGAACCACCATATCTATTAAATTCAACTACAAGTCCAACAGTTTTATCTTGGTTAGGAAGTGATGATCCTGATAATCCATATTATGGGGGAATTTTACTTTCCGCTTCAATATATGACCAGAATAATAAAGATAATTTATATTTTGTTATCCCTGAATATATAAGAGAAGATTCAAGTAATGATCCTTATCTACTTTTTATAGATATGGTAGGTCAACATTATGATAATATTTGGATTTATTATAAAGATGTTACCCAAAAATACAATGCAGATAACCGTTTAGAATATGGTATTTCAAAAGATATAGTAGCGGATGCAATTCGTGATTTTGGAGTTAAATTATACCAAAATAACTTTTCAAACGTAGATCTATTTACTGCATTTTTAGGTTTAACACCTGATGGAGCTTTATTCCCCTTTCCAAATATAACAGGTTCACTTCCAACACCTAGTGGATTTGAATATGTTAACACTTTAATATCTGCATCTAGCGATTATATGCCGTTAGATGATGTTAATAAATCGCTGTATAAACGCATTTATCATAATTTACCATACCTACTTAAATCAAAAGGTACTTTACCTGGTTTACGCGCCCTTATTACTTCATATGGTATTCCTGATACAATATTAAGAATAAATGAATATGGAGGTAAAGATAAAGTAGATTCAAATGATTGGGATTATTGGCAAAATGAATTTAATTATGCCTTTTATACATCTGGAAGTAATTTTATAACAACTCCCTGGAATCTTAATACCTCTTGGAATTCCCCAAATAATGTTCCTTCTACTTTAAAATTTAGATTTAAAACAAATGGTTTACCTACTTCAAATATAGCCTATTCTCAAAGTTTATGGTTTAATAATTTATCTTCTTCCATTACTTTAACATATACTGGATCTGCTTATTTTAGTGGTTCTTATTCTGGCTCTATTATTGACCCATATTATCAATATGCTACATTAACTTTCCACCCAAACGCATCATCTTCACCTAACATTTCAGCTAGTGTATACCTCCCATTTTATGATAGTGGATGGTGGTCAGTAATGGTTAATAGGAGCGGAAGTAATTTTACATTATGTGCTGGTAATAAAATATATGAAGGTGGTGATAATGGAACTATACTAGGATTTTATGCTTCTTCTTCAATTGTTGGAAGTATTACTTCATGGACAGGAAGTGCTTCTTCATCTTTTGCTAGAGGTCCTTTAACCATATCAACTAAAACGTACACCGCATTTTCTGGATCTTTACAAGAAATTAGATATTATGATACTAAAATAGAGGAAAATGTTTTTAAGGATTACATAATGAATTCTTATTCAATTGAAGGAAATTCATTAAATGGTGGACCTAATGAGCTTGTCTTTAGAGCCCCTTTAGGTGGAGAACTCTATACAGGATCAGTTTCCATCCACCCAAAAGTAACAGGATCTTGGGTTATAACTAGTTCGTTTGCTTCAAATAGTAATTTTAATTTTAATTCCACCCCAACATTTGTACCAAACACAGAATATTTTTTCTATGATCAACCTATAGCAGGTATTAAAAATACTGTTAGTGATAAAATTAGATTAGAAAACGACTCTTTACCTTCTGGGAGTGTATTATCTCCAATTAGAGCATTATCTCAAACAATAGCAGCAAGTTCTAGTTATACTTCAAATATAAATTACCTTGAAGTAGCATTTTCTCCTCAAAATGAAATAAATGAGGATATAATGGATCAATTAGGATTCTTTAATATAGGAGATTATATAGGAAACCCCATTGAACGCTTTTCAGGAAATTCATATCCAAATTTAGATAATTTAAGAAATGAATATTTTGAAAAATATACTAAAAATTATGATTTAATTGATTTTATTCGTTTAATAAAGTTCTTCGATAATTCATTATTTAAAATGATTCGAGATTTTGTACCTGCACGTACAAGTCTTGCATCTGGAGTTGTTATTAAACAACACTTACTTGAAAGAAATAAATACCCACAACCTGTAATTAGTTGGGAAAATTTAGATATCTCAGGAACCTTAAAACCTACATGGAATGATTACCAACCAGGTACTATAGAAAATTTTAGTGGTGGTACTGGAGGTTCATTTGAAACAATTAATGGGGTTAATACTTCTCCTTATGGTCCTAATGGAACAGGACCCGAAAATTTATTTGGTATTACTCAAAGTTGGGACGAAACTTATTCTACACTTTTAGGTGAAGTAACAGTAATTCATGATTCACAAGAAGAATTTTATGATGGTGAATTTAAAGGTTCGGTTATTTTGGTTACAACTCAAAGTTTAAACCAACCATATCCTTTAGAAAATGCTTCATTTGAATATACTCCAATATTGTATAAAAATAGTTTTTATGAAGTAAATAATATTTCAACTCTTACTGAATATCAATTTTTAAATTCTTTAACAGTTCCTGATCAAGGGGAAATTTTAATTTTAGCTCCTAGACTTAAAAAAAGTAATTTTATTCCCACTAATGGATATATTAAAATAAATAAAATAGATTTTAATGGAGATAATATTTCTATTCCATTAGGACAATTAACTAATTTATTGATTAAATACACTGGAGATTCTAGTTATACTAATTATCAAGTTTTAAATATTAATGAATATTCTACTTATTATTTATATGAAATTTCTAATCAAAATATAGATATTAATGGAACCGGAATAGATACTGAAATTAAAAATTATTATATATCTTCTTCTATTACTTCATCATATACGTTAGCTCAAAATTTATTTCCACAAATTGATCCTATAACTCAAATTTTAACAGGATGGGGTATTCCTTTAGGTAATACTTTAGGATATTTTAACTCATCTTCTGGATATTACACTTTACAAAATACCCCTAATATCCCACTCCAAATAACAGCATCTATCGTTACTAGTGGGTCTGCGGGAGGTGATTTTAGATTAATGCTTTTAAGACAAGGAGATTATAGCTCTTTAGCGGTTGGTGGATTTGGTGCTGGAGGTAATACTACTACTACTCTTACAGCTTCATATTATGGATTAGATGGAGATCAAATATATTTAAGAGCATATAGAGGAATTACAGGAATATTTTCTACCTTAAAATCAGGTAGTTTACTTGTAACCCAAAGTATCTCCCCAACAGCATCCGTTCAAGATTCTATAATTTTAGAACCATATATCACCCAACCTAATTTTTATAATAGTGATGAAAATGCTTTATTAAACAATGCTGAAAATGCTCGTTTAAGTACAATTTATCAAGACGTAGATTATTCAACAGGTATTGCAACCCCAACTAATTTTAGTTTATTGATTAGTGGAAGTGCTGATAAAGCTCCGGTTCAAGATTCAAATTACACTACTAAACGTCACATTATCCCTAGATATGAAGGAAGTAGATCAACTTCACAATTTTTAAATAAATGGACCCTAGGAGATTCAGGAACATATGGTAAATTACCTTCTGTAGAATCTTCTAAAACATATGTAGCCTATAGTGATAGTATAGGAGGATATGCCCCTGAAAAAATGAATACTTCAGGAGTATCTATTAAATATTTAATTAGTGAAGATGGAGATTTAATTGCCCCTAATACTACTTTAAATTCATTAGGAATTAATCAACAAACCTTTGTATCTGGAGAAAAGATTGAATTGCAATCTTTAACTGCAGGGGGATTTACTCAAAATCCCAAATTAAATATTTTTAGAGGAGGATCTTCTATTGAACCTATTTTATATAACCAGATAAAACATTATGATAATCCTGTAATGGAATTTGCTACAACTTTATCTTTTTCTGATAGAAACCCTGGATCTAATGCTACTATAGATGATCTTACAGCTACTTTAAGCCCAAATGATAGTTCTACTCTAGATTTAGTACAAACAGCTTATTCAGGAATAGACCTAACCCAAATTATATCTAGCGGAAGTAATATAACAACAGAATTAAATAACGCTAGTGCATATACAGTAACATCTAATGTAATAAATGAAAATGTAGATTTAATATTTGAAGTTAATTTAAAAGTTGTTCGTTTACTTAACAGTATAGGTACGGTTTATGCTAGAGTATTTAGGACTAGGGGAGGAGTTAATACTCCATTAAATGAAGGAGTAGGTGGATTAGTTACTCAAGCTTCTAATACGACGGGAATTAGTTTAAATATAAATTTTACTGTAACTGTTCCTAGAGCAGATCTTCAAGTAAATGATAGATTTGGGATACAAATGATAGCGGGTCAAGGTGGAACATATTATAGAAATGATAGTACTTTTAAAATATCAACTAATCCTTACCCTACTCCACCACTAGACATTACTAATTTATGGAGTACAGGTTCAACTTCTATTTATGCTAATACTATATTTACTACTAGTTCTAAATTTATTCAATATTTTAATTCTTCTAATATATACCAAGAGGATATAGTAGGATCAGGATTTTTTCCTATAACTTTACCTGTTAGCATCCAAAGAGGAGATGAATTTAGATTTGAAGGAGATGAAACTAAAACTTTTATGGTTGATAGAGTTGAAATTTCTACTTCCTCACCTGATCCTTATCTTATAATATATTTTGACAAACAAATTTCAGGATCAAACATTAATGTAAATGAATTCCTTTTAAGAAGATATGTTGATAATCCTGCAGGTTTAATTTTAGATGGTTTAAAACCTTCTAATTTTGATCAACCATACCTTATCAAACCAGAATACATGAGTGAAAAAATGGAACAAAATATAGGCAAATATATCGAAGATTTTACAAGTAAAGGTTTGCTTTAATAATATTTATTAGTATAATATATTTATAATAAAATAAAACATGGGATATTTAAATAACCAAGTAGTCACAATCGACGCAATTTTAACAACTAAAGGTAGAGAATTATTAGCTAAAAATGATGGTTCTTTTAGAATTACACAATTTTCATTAGCAGATGATGAAATAGATTATACCTTATATAACCCTACCCACCCATCAGGTTCTGCATTTTATGGTGAGGCTATTCAAAACATGCCTTTACTTGAGGCTTTCCCTCAAGAAACCCAAATCATGAAATATAAGTTAGCTACCCTACCTCGTGGAACAGCCAAATTACCTGTACTAGATTTAGGATACTCAGCTATATCTTTAAAACAAGGAGCTTCATTAGCTATTACTCCTCAAACTCTAAATTTCTTAGGTAATACCCAAACGTTTGAAACTAGTGGATACTCAGCTACTATTTCGGATGTTAGATTAATGAGTACATTTACAGGAATAGGAATTAATACTACAGCTGCAGAAAATGCTAATACTGCTGCTACTTCTACTGCTACATTAGGAACTAATGTTTCTACAACAATAATAGGTTCTCAAATTAACTTAAGAGCAACTACTGTAAATACATTATTTGGAAATAATACTCAACTATCTGCAACATTAACTGTAGTAGGTTTAGATAGTGGTGCTCGTGTAACTATTCCAATTACAATTAATAAAACAACTGTTTAAATATATAACTAATGGCATTTAAAAGATTAGATCCTGAAGATTTTGTAGTAAGTAGTGATTCAATTACTTCTACACTTTGGTCAACTGGAGCCCCAACATTAACTGAATTTTATACTTCCTCTATCCAATTAGCTGGATCTTCAGGGAATTATTACTTAAGCGTTTATCAAACTGCCTCTACAGAAGATATAGCTGCTGTACAATTTGATATTGTATATGCTGATTCTATAGGAAGTGGAAGCGAATGGTTTAATGCTATTGTCCCAGGTAATTCATATACTAAAACAATGTATGGTCAATATCGTTCATTAATTTTAGAAGATGAAAATGCTCAATTTATTTTTGGTACTGGAACAAATATTGTAACAGGTTCATATTTTTGGGCCTTATCGTTTGAAAGAGCCCGTTATAAACAATCATTATTCCCTGGTTCTTTAAACTTAAAACTCTCAGGATCAGGAGGTATTATTAATTTAACAGATGATTCACTAGATAATCCCGTAAACACATTTATTGGAGCTTCCCGTGTATTCCAGTTAATCTCAGGATCTAATGGAACAGCAGGTTCATTACCAAATAGTGGATATGTAGCAGGATCAGGTTCATATGGGTTAGTATTTCCTGATTTAGGAACTATTTTATTAAATCCATTTGCAATAAGCCAATCAATTAGAGTTGCCCCGAGCCGTTCAAATAATTCAGATGGTTTAAATAATCAACGTTTATTTACGGCTATTAATTTAGGGGATTCATTTACAATTAATTCCCAAGAAACTATTACCTCAGATTATGTTTTTGTTAGGGCTAGAAATTCTGAATTTAATTATTCAGAAAACCCAAGTTTTATTTCAGGATCAACAGGTGAGGTAATATATGATAATTTTATTAATAATCCTCAAGTTTACATTACAACTGTAGGAATGTATAATGATAGTAATGATTTATTAGCAGTAGCTAAATTATCAAGACCATTAATTAAAGACTTCACAAAAGAAGCTCTTATTAGAGTAAAACTAGATTTTTAAGAATGAATGAGCGTTTACAAACCATTCATAACTTCGGACGTTACTGTCTCTCCATTTAAAGTAAATAAAACTTTTACTTTTGGATCAACTGCTGCTTTAACTGGCTCTGGAATAGATCTTTTTCTTGGAGAAAATACAAACCCAACATTGTGGGTTTCTGGTTCAAACCCAACAGGATATATTAATCCTCAAGATAAATTTTTAGTTTACCGTTCAATTAGAGAACTTTATTACTATAATTATCTTTTAGATGATGATGGATCCCCAGTTACAACTGCTTCCTTTAATCCTGATGGAACTATAACAACCACTACTGCTTATACTCCAAATGCATATAATTATCTTTGTAATACTCTTTTAGCTAATAGGTATTTTCCAACAAGTTCTGGGGAAATAATAGGAGTTATATCTATCCCTTCAAATGTGTTTGGAGAATATATTAAACCTGGAACTTTTAATTTATCTAATGGGACTTATACTTTAACAGATGATGGTGAAGGAAATGTTATTACCGGAAGTTCAAAAGTAGGAGATATAATTTATGAACATGGGATGGTTATCTTAACTAGTGATGGTATTCCAAATCAAGATGGGTACGGTTTTATAACATATGAAGGTGGAGTATACGGAATTGGAGATGAATCTTTTATTCAAGGATTTACAAATAGTCCTAACTTAACTTGTTCTTTTGATAGTACTCTTACTATATATGAAACCCAATATAAATGCACTATTAGAGAAAATGAATTTAATTTTTCCCAAAACCCAACATTAATTTCAGGGAGCTCAAATAGTGGTATATTATATAGTTTTGCAACTGGTTCTTATTTTGATCCTTTTATAACAACAGTAGGATTATATAATAATAATTATGAATTATTAGCTGTTGCAAAGTTAGCTCAACCTTTACCTTTATCGTCCGTTACGGACATGAATATATTAGTTAACTTAGATATGTAAATTTTTTTATGGAAAATTGGTTATACAAAGATAAAAGGATAGAATCTTTAGAGGATTTCCCTGAAGGGACATTCGGATTTATTTACATTACAGTACACGAACCCTCAGGCAAAACATATTTAGGTAAAAAATCTTTATACCATAATGTAAAGAAAAAATTAACTAAAAAAGAATTAGCTGAACAACCTACAACTAGAGGGCGTAAATCTTTAACTACAACTATTCAAAAAGAATCTGATTGGAAAACATATTACGGTTCTGCTAAACCTATAGTTGAACTTATAAAACAGGGTAAACAAAAAGATTTTATGCGCAAAATATTATGTTTAGCTCCAAACAAAAAACTTCTTACATATTATGAATGTAAGTATTTGTTTAAATATGAAGTTTTAGAAAAACCAGAGGAATGGCTAAATGATAATATTTTAGGTAAATTTTACACAAAAGATTTTGCTTCTATAGATTAAATTCGTACTTTTAAAGTATGGTAAATGAACTATTAGTCAATCTAGTTAATTCTGTTTTAGGATCAGGTAAACGTACCGCTAGAGGTAATCAAGCTTATACTTGTCCCTTTTGTCACCACCATAAACCTAAATTAGAAGTTAATTTTACTGAAAACAAAGAAGGAAATAATCCTTGGAACTGTTGGACGTGTGGTAAAAGGGGAAAAACAGTTCGAAGTTTATTTAAACAAATCCAAGTTGATGCTAGTTATTTTCAAGAATTAAGTAAACTAGTTAAAAATATTTCTTCTGATGATATAGGAGAAATAAAACACACCTTACTTGAACTCCCAAAAGAATTTAAAACATTTCTTAACAACCAAGATATTACAGCTAGACATGCTTTATCTTATTTAAAAAAACGAAATATATCAAAAACAGATATTTTAAAATATAATATAGGATATTGTGCTTCGGGTCAATATGCTAATATGATAGTTATACCCTCATATGATGGTAACGGTAAATTAAATTATTTTACCGCGAGATCATTTGAAAAAGATCCTTATGTTAAATACCGTAACCCGGAAGTATCTCGCGATATAATTGCGTTTGAGTTGTTTGTTAATTGGGATTTGCCTATTATATTATGTGAAGGGCCATTCGATGCTTTAGCTATAAAACGAAATGTTATACCATTATTTGGTAAAAATATCCAACTATCTTTAATGAAAAAATTAGTTGAATCAAAAGTACAAAAAATATACATTGCACTAGATAATGATGCAATGAAACAAGCCCTTGGCTTTTGTGAACAGCTTTTAGATATTGGTAAGGAAGTTTACCTGGTTGAACTTCAAGGGAAAGACCCGAGTGAAATGGGATTTGAACATTTCACAAAACTTATACAAACTGTTTCTCCCCTAACGCAGTATAAACTTATGGAGAAAAAATTATCTTTAATATGAAAAAAAGAAATGTTAAAAAATCTTATAACAGAATTTTAGAAATTTCTGAAGATGCACAACAAATAACCCTCCCAGATTCTAGATATTATAGGCGAAATGGAAAGTATTATCCATCTGTAACATATGTTTTATCATATTATCCTAAAGGAAAATTTTTTGAAAACTGGCTTAAACAAGTAGGATTTGCTTCTGAACATATTGTTAAAAAAGCAGCTGAAGAAGGTACCCAAGTACACGAATTGTGTGAAGAATATTTAAATGGAGCAGAATTAAACTTTTTATCAACTACAGGCAAACCACAATATAATCCTGATGTATGGCAAATGTTTTTACGTTTTGTTGAATTTTGGGAAGAATTTAAACCAACATTAATTGAAACTGAAGTACATTTATTTTCAGATGTATTAGAAATAGCAGGTACCTGTGATTTAATTGTAGAAATTAATGGTGAAATTTGGTTATTAGATCTTAAAACTTCTAATCATTTACAATTAACATATGAATTACAAACTGCAGTTTATGGTCAATGTTATGAAGAATGTTTTGGAAAGAAAATTGATCGTTACGGTATACTATGGCTTAAATCTTCTAAGCGTAAAGCTGCAAAAGGTAAAATGCAAGGTAAAGGATGGGAAATAGTTGAATCAACTCGAACATTTGAAGAAAATCTTGATATTTTTAAAACAGTAAAACGTCTATTTGATTTAGAAAACCCAACCCATTCCCCTATATTTACAGAATTTAGAACATCAGTTAAGCGAAATTCATAATATGTATAAGCATGATAAGTTTAGTTCAACTGTTGAAGGAAGTACAATCCTCACCTAAAGCTATTTTTATGGCAGGACCTGCGGGTGCTGGTAAAACTTTTACCTTAAATAAATTAGGTATTAAAGGTTTTACAATGATAAATGTAGATGAGGACTATGAAGAACTTTTAAAGAAAGAACTAGGCAAAGAAGATTTTGCTTCAATGTCTCCTGAAGAATTATCTACTGCTGCTAAATTAATGGGTAAAGCCCGAGTTACAACTAAAGAAAAAGAGACCCAAGCAATAGGTACTCTACAAAACATTGTAATTGATGGCACAGGAGCGGCTTCAAAACCACTTTTAAAGAAAAAACAAGAACTAGAAGCAAGAGGATATAAAACATTTATGATAATGATTTATGTTTCTCCTATGACTTCTTTAAAACGAAATGCTGAACGAGGTAGAAGTTTACCTACAATAGCTGTATTAAAAAGTTGGCAAGGTTTAGTTTCAAATATTGATTTATATAGACAAGAATTTGGTAACAATATTGTTATAGTAAATAACGATCCTGAAGATGTTGATAAATCATTTGATCCTGAACAAATTCAACAATTGTTTCCTATGCCTCAAGGCAAACCTAAAACACCTGAAGAGTTAGCAAAATCAAAAGCAGATAAAGAAAAAACAAATCAAGAAATTAAAGCACTATTAAATATAGAACAAGAATTTGATACATTTGATGTTGCTAAACAAAAAGTAAATCAATTTATAAATGAATAAATTAGTTGAATCACTTATTAAACCCATATTAGAGCAGACCCAGAAGGGTATTGCTTTAGTACCTGGTGGTTTTAAACCACCTACATTAGGTCATTTTTATTTAGTAGATGAAGTAGCTAAAAATCCAAATATTGATAAAGTACTTGTTTTAATAGGACATAAAGATAGAGATGGTGTAACAAAAGATGAAAGTTTAGCTATTTGGAACATTTATAAAAAATATCTCCCTTCAAACGTTGAAATCAAATTAGCAGATAATCCTTCCCCAATATCAGATGTAGGTTCATTAATTAAAAATAATCCGGACACCATGTTTTACCCTGTGGTGGGAATTAGAGGTGAAATGGATTTAGGTGACTTAAAACGTTTTAATAGCATGGAGGGAAAATATGAAAATTTTCAACCCCTAGTTATTAAATCAGAAGAAAGTGAGAATAGAATTAGTGGAACTAATACACGTGCGGCTTTAATT